GCCCCAAGTCGAGGGCTGGGAAGCAACGCCTTGCGGGGCCCGAGAGACGCACTCCGCGGGTGTTGCACCGACCACACCGTACCGGCGGTGCCGTAGGTTGATTCGGGAGCAACGCGGATTCCTCCGTTGTCACCAATTCTAACGCCCATTGTTTTACCTTTCGTTTACCAATCTTTCGATTGTGACCATGTAAAGGAAACCGCGAGGTAGAACCCCGCCTGCTTTTCGGGGGCGAGAAACCCCGCGTCGTGCTCGCTCCTGTCGAAACGCATTGATACGCCGCGGCCGACCGCGTCGCGTATGTTCGCGATATCCGAGTGCAGGGCGGTGCGTACGTCTTGCTCAAGCGACATTGCCACCCGGCGCGGGTGCTCTGTCTTGTAATAGCTCGCCCCGAGTATCTCCACGGTTAGCGTCTGTTCCATCTGATGCGCCGACCCGGCCCCCTGCAACCGCGGCGACCCGCCGGTCGTCTCCACGAACAACGTGTGATCGGTGGTACTCTCGGCGTACTCGTCAAGGTCGGTGGTCACCCGGGGCCGCGTGTTGTACCCAAGGGCCGTGTCAATCTGCTCCAGCCGGTCGAGTACGTAACTTAGAATCCGGTAGGGCACGAAGTCGTCGACTTTGTTAGGCATTAGTTACGCCCCCAAATTTCCCGCTCGACGATATCGGCAAACCGTTTTTCGCGTCGCTTGGCGGTCGCCTCGACAGCCCGGTCGAGCGTTGGCCGCGGCGGCAGTTTGACCGACTTTTTCAAAACATACATAACCCGCAGAGAGTCACCCGTCGACTCGGCGAGCACTAGGTTGCGCCGCCGGGTGCGCACCGCGAACAGATTAGGCACGTACCGGGGCCAAACTTTTTTGGGCGCGTTTTCCGTCGGGATGGCGAGGTACTTCCCGCGTTTCGGCTTTATCACCCCGCCCCCCTCCATTTTCAAGACGCGGTCTTTGTCCGAACCATACGCCCCTTCGCGCCTGCCCTGCGTCCAATCCATGTGGAATGATTTGCGAAGCTCGCCCGACCGGGTAGTCCACCGGCCCTTGACCGGTTTGTCTTTGCTGTTCGTGCCGGTCTTGATCTGTTTCTTTTTGTGGTTCGCCTGCAACTCGGCAAGCGATTTCCCGACCGCCGCCGCAACCAGCATATCGGTGCGCCGAGCCCGGCCGAGCATTTTCTCGAACGCCCCCGCGCCGACAATGTGGGTTACGTAACTCATATCATAACCTTAAACGGCCGCCACAAGTCGGCCGCCTCGCGGATAATCCCCCGGTTGTCAATGTCGGCTCGCTTCTCCTGCCGGTGGGAGCGTTGCCGGGCCCCCGCGTCCCCTTTGGTTCTCTTGAGCATGACGCGCCCTTGCATAAGCGCACCGGCGAGCACGGCCCCCGGGAGCACCGGCCACCCGCCGGTATACTCGACGGTCGTGTACCGGCCGGGGCCACCGGCGGCGAACTGCGAGGCGAGCATATCAAGGCGGGCGGCGTATTGGTCGGCCGCCACCACGAAGTCGGTTGTCTTAACGTACGCCTGCGAGGCCGCGCCTCGGGAATACTCGGTTACCGTGATATCCTCGGACGCGTCGACGTAGGCGTGCAAAAACAACGTCGTCGTGTTGAGCGCGGGCCGCAGGGTTTCGGTGATAGACACCGGGCCGTTGATCGTGATCCGGTTCGTGTACTGTTTGAAAGCGTCCGTTAACCCGTGCACAAGCATTGCGAGGTCGTCGTCGTCGGGGGTGCCAAACATTTTTTGAGCGAGTGCTTGCGACAGCAACGGATCGCTCGGGTAGTCCAGAAGGCCCACGGTATGCCGTCCCGTCGTTTGCTACGCGGCCGCGTAGTCGTGTACCGTTGCGACTTCGATAATAAACTCGCTCGTATAGTCCGTCGTCGACGCCTTGGTTAACTTGATATTGCAACGGACGTCGCCCGTCGTGCCGACGGCCGTCGCCGACGGGGTGTAATGCAACCACCCGTCGGTGCCCGTTTGGATGTCGCACGTTTCCCGCTGTATTTGTTCCGTCTCGCCGTTGGCCCCGCTTATGACGGCGGCCGTGTAGTCGGTTAGGTCGATTGCCTCGCCGGTTGAATCTCTCAACTGGAACTTGAGCACCCGGCCGGTAGCACCGACGAACGTCTTAACCCTCCGCAACTCTTCGGCCATGGCCTACCCGCTTTCACTGGTGGGGGAGCCGCCGTATTCCGGCAACTCGAACACCCCGTTAAATTTTGTCCACGCCTGCGCGAACCGCCCGTCGTATTCCCACCTGAAATAAGCGTCCAACGGAATCCCGCGCATAGCGGGGTCCGTGACAAGGAGCGTTTGCGCGTGCGGGGATAATTGGTCGGCCGAATCCCACGAGCTTGTCGCGACAAGTTTGTCGTCGCTCACCGCTTCGATTTTATACCGCACCTTGCACGACAAGTCGGTCGCGACGTTGATAACCGCGAGCGCAAGCGTCGCCCCTTGATCTGACCCCCAAATATTGAAGCTCTCAATACTGGGAGTCAGTACCGAGGGTATCTCCGGTCCGGCGGTTAGTAGCGCCTCACGAGGCACGAGCGACAACGCGACCGAACTATTGTCGGCCACTAAAGCGAGGCCGTCGGGTTCCCTCGTGAGCGCCACCACGTTACTTGCCGCCCTTGAGAAGTGCGGCCTCAATGTCGGCCGGGGCGGCGGTGATATACTTCCGCACCAGAAGTGACTCATACCGGCCCGGGCTCATGCGCTCGACAACCGGGTCGAACGTGTTACCGGGGCGGGCAATGTCACCGTTGGGCATCATAACCGGGCCCTTTTTTGTAACGGCGCACGGGCCGTCGCCGAGCCGACCTTTGATACCGTACACCCGCGCCTTGTGGGTGTATACATCCTCGTCGCTCGTGGGTAGCTTGAGCCCGTGCCGACTACCCGGGGAGAGCGGATCGACCGCCTCGACCGGAGCGGCGGTGCCGTCGTACGGCTTGGCACCCTCGTCTTTGGTGACCTTGTCTCCGACCGGGGCGGGTTTGCTTTTCTTCGCCATGGCTTTCCTTTCGGTTCGTGTTGCACCCCGGCGGCAGGGGGGATGCGACTCACAACGCCGCCGGGGTGCTGGGTTGCCTAACTAGGTTAGGCGGTGACCACGGCCGCGTGCCATTCCGAGGTGATACCGATATCCCAGTCGTAATGGCCGAGCACCCGCAACATCGTGGAGTTGTCGACGAACGCGTGCTTGGTACCGTCGCTCGCGTGCGGCGAGTAGTCGATACCGAGGGAACCGTCCTCAACCAGAGTGATCGTAGACGGGTCGCCGAGCATGACGTACTTGTTAGTGCCGTTGTCAAACGACGGGTGCACGATAACCTCGTACCCAAGGAACGTGGTGGGCACGCCCTTGCGGGGGTCGCCCCACACGAGCATACCAGTCAACTCGCTCGCGCCGACCGCTTCGGTGGCAAGGGCCATGACGTCCTCGGGCGTCATGAAAATCTTGTTCCGAGCGGGGTTGAACGCGTACTTGTTGTCCGCGATACACGACTGCAAGAAAGTCACGAGGTGGGCGAACGTCATAGACGCGATCGACCCCTGAGAGGTCGCATCGGCAATGATGCCGTCGCTCGGCTCGTCGCCGGATTCCAGTCCCTTGATAAGCCCGTCTTCGAGCTTGTCGTTGATGGCCTTGACCATGCGCATGACGGCCACGGCTGAGAAGTTCGCCGACGGGTTGTTGAGCAACTCGTTGGCGATCACGATGTAAGTCCCGAGCAGTTCGGAGATGATGCTCCCCTGCTGGAAACTCATAGGGGTAGCCTCTTCGGTCAGGCCGGACGCCTGCGTGCCGCGCCAGTACGCGGTCGGCCGGACGTTGTCCTTGTTGATCTTGACCGCGACACCGGCCGGAGCGGTGACCTTAGTCACCAGCGGGTAGAAGTTGCCATAGATATCCTGCAACTCCTGAATACCCGGCAGGAGCAGATCGGGCATCAGGTACCCGGCGGTGGCGTCGGTGGTGGTGGTGAAGCTGACGGCCGCCTTGGTGAGAAGTTCCTTCGCTTCGACCCCGGCGATTTCGATACCGTCGGGCGTGCCGCCCTTGCTGGCAATGAACCCTGCCCGCAGAAACTTCGACAGATCGTTGAGGTAGTCACGCGACCCCGACTTGCCGTACACCCGGGCCAACTGGACCTGCGCCTTGGCGGCGTCGCGGGCGTCGACGGCGATCTTGGTGAGGTCGCGCTCGTAGTCGGCTTTCAAGGTAACGAGCTCGTTGGCGATCTCGTCGACCTTGGCCTGTGACACCTGCACGGCCTCGTGGACACGGTCCACGGACGCGGCCGCGTCCTTCAAGTCCTTGGCGGTGACCGTCGCGCCGCCGCCGCCGTCGTCGTTGGCGTCGTACGCGGGGGTCACTCGGTTGAGAAAGTTTTTCATGGTCTTGCCTTTCGGTTGACAGGTTGTTGTTGTTGGCTCTCGTGTCTCGGGTTGCCGTTACTCCGACCTTGGCCGGGCCTGTCAACCTCTTGCGACACCAACCCGCCGCAACGCGGCGAGGAACTCACCGGCGGCCTCGTGCCGCTCGGCTTCAATCTGTTTGCGCACCGTCTCGGCGGCGCACTGTTCGTCGGCCACCCGGTCGCCGAGTAGCTTGAGCTCGTCGGCAAGCACATTAACAAGCCTTTTCAGGTTGTCAAGCTCCCCGACCAATTCTTTGGCCTCGGCGTCTCCTGCCGTCTCGACCTCGTTGTAATAGCGGGCGAGGGCCGCCTTGGACACTGTCGCCGTCTCGGGGTTGGCCCCCCGGTTGACAATAGCCGTCTCAATCAGCTCTTGCTCGTATATGTCGAGCCCGACCTTGCGGCCCTCGACGACGCGTGGTTCACTCACGAGGACTCGGAACCCTACGCTCGACTCTTTGAGAACGTCGCGCCGGATTTTCCCGTCAAGTTCCATGGCGAACAGATCGCCCTCGTCGAACTGCAACGGGTCGAGGAACAACCCCCGCGTCCCGGTAGCGTCGACCTTGGCGGCCGCAATGTTCCCCACCTTGGCCCGGGTGCGCGGCCCCGACAAGTTGGGTATTCTGATATCGTGCGACCACGTAATGACCGGCGCACCGTTGAACCTCTTGAGCAACCACCCGGCCCCATGCTTAGTCTTGCCTTGGTGCACCACGTCGCCGTCGCTGTCCTCGGCTTCCGTATTCACGAGCAACCGGATATCCCCGGTAGCGTCGTCGACCTTAACCACGTGGTCGGGGAGAACGGGCATCGACTTAAACCCAAACAACCCACCGTCTTTTCTTTCGATGTACATACTATGCCCTTTCGTCGACAACCGGTATCGTCTCGCACCGGCAGTTGATTACGTTACCCGGGGCCCCGCTCGGGTCCATGGGATAAAACAACCCGCAAGCAAACCGGGCTTCGCCCGCCTTCACAATTTGGTGATTGCACGCCGCGTGGTCGAACTCGGAGTCCGGCGGGGTGCGCACAACCTCGTCGCCCGCCGTGAGCCACTCGTGTTTGGTGAACCCTTGGCCCTTCATTTCGGTATAGCGTGCGACGTTGTACGCGGTGCCGACTTCGGTCCGCGCAATAGTCGTCGCCCGGTTAATGCCGCCGGGGGCCGATTGCCACCGGGTGCGGATGATATGTTGCATCTCTTGTGCCTCGACCCCCTCTTTAACGGCGGCGACCGCGTGGCTCGTTATGTCGTCGAACAGTTCGCTGTCAACCAATCCGACAATAAGGTTCTCGCGCAAGCGTATGAATTTCTCAACGTCCGGCCGCCACTGGTGCACCGCCTTGTACGCGTGCCGCGTACTGTCGTCGAGCTTTCCCTCGACGAGCTCGACAATGGACAACTCACCTTCAAGGGCCGATGCCTCGTGATACTCGCGTGCGAGCTTGGCCGCGGTTTTCGACAGCCCGGCGAACCCGGCCTTAATGGCGGCCTTGACCCCGGCGGCCGTTTGATCGCCTTTCACCTTGGCGAGCGTGACTTTGAGCGCGGCCCCATGCATGGCGGTCCAATCACCGGACATGGCCCGCTCGCGCTTCTGCTGTCGCTGGTACCGTTGCACCCGGGCGCGGGTATCCCCCGCCCTCTTGCGTATGGTTGCGTTGGTAAGCTTGGCGGGGGCGGCGTCCCGGTCGCCCTCCGGCACCGCCCCCCTTGCGCCGTCGGGGGGAGTTGAGGCCGACGGCGCGGACCACTGTTCTATCAGTTTGTCAAGGGGGGCGAGCATTGAGTTGACCATAACAGTGTCGGCCCCGGGGATTGCGTCGGGGTCGAGCCCAAGGTCGAACCGCTCGTTACACACCGCCCACGGCAACCCGGCGGCGTGCGCCTTGCCTGCTACCTCGAACCGCGAGCCGGTATCCTCTTGCATGGCCGGTACTGCATTCCAATCGAACCGCACGTAGCACCGGTACGCCGACGGGAGCGTTTCCACAAACATACGGTCAAACGCGGACTCAACCCCCGCGAGCATGGGCATAAGCGTATCAGTGTACAGCATACGCTTGCGGCCCTCGAACGTGGCGAACTTGTCGATATCCTCGAACCCGAGCAGGGACTTTGGCACACCGTACACCGCGCATATTTTATCGGGTTGCGCGGCGGCCGTGTCGAGCAACCTCAAGTCGTCGTCGATGTACTTTGGGTCGATCGGGTGTACCCCGTTGGGCAACAAGACGTCGCGCCCGACCTGATTGCGTTGTGCGTGCCGCGCTCGCAATTGTTGTACCGTCTGCTCGCGCTGGTACTCGGTGAGGTCAACGTCGGCCCGGTATATGATGGCCTTTTCCCCGCCGCGCTCAATGATGTTTCGGCTCAACGCGTCGGCCCCTGTATGCGTCTTGAGGGCGTCGGCCACCACGGCCGCCGGGGCGAGTCCGCGGTACGGGCGGCCCGGGTTTATGAACCGATAGTGCACCACGTCTTGAGGCAAGAACGTGCGCATGGTACTCCCGTGCCGGTACTCCCATCCGATAAGCTCGCCGCCGCTCGTTACCTCGCGCCAGTGTTTCGGGTCGCTGTGACTGTACATCATGGTCGGCCGTAGTTCGTTGTCGAACATGATAAAGAACTCGCCGCGCCGGTTCAGCGTGTTGATCGACCATTCCACGAACTCGCGCCCCGAGAACAGGGGGTTAGGCCGCTCGAACAGTCGGCGGGTAGGGTGCGTGTCTGGAACCGCGCTCTCGGCGTCGTCGGGGTCGGCCAGAAACAGGATAGGAACGGCGGCCGCGTCTTGCGACAGGCGACGGATACACGAGTACGCAACCCACGAGTTTTCATACGCGCCGTCGGGCCCGGCCGAGTGCAAGGGCAGTTCGTTGCCGTTGAGAAACAAACTCGAAAGGTCGTACGCCTTTTCCTTGTGTTCCCCCTCGGCCGCGTCGTTGGCCGCCCGGGTGATCGGCCCCTCGTTTTTCGTCCACCTGTCGAACAAGCCCATTGTACACCTCGTTAAATGAAAGTGACCGACGACCCGGCACGCGTGGTGACCATGTCGCTCGCCCCGATCCACCACGCCATAAGGTAGTCGCCGTAATGCTCGGCGTCCGGTGTCCACACCCTGACGTCGTTGTACAGCGTTTTCTCGGTTGCCTCGTGAATCGCGATATCATATCGCCCGGTTTCCAGTGCGGACGCGAGCCCTTGGATTCCAAGTTCGGGTTCGCGTTTTACTGCTGTGGTGGTTCGGCCCTTTACCCTTATATCGCTTATCTCGTCGGGTGTCAAGCCGAGTGCGCGAAGTATGGCGGCGTCCCGCATCATGTCGACAATATATTTTTGCGCCGCGTTGTCCTCGACCACGAACATGGCGTTACCCCCCGCCCGGTTAACCGGCGCGTGCAACGCCCGGTAGATAGCGACCATAAAACGGAGTATCTCGGTGCCCTGCATCTTGCCGCCCTGCACGTTTATAAGCTGTCGCCGGTGCCCGCTGGCGACAATAGTTACGGCGGCCGTGTCGTCGTTTGTCTCGCCCTTCCGAGTAGCAAGGTCGAGCCCGGTACGCAACTCGGTACCCCGCGGGGGGTCGGGCCACGAATCCCGCCACAAGCACCGGCCGAGGGCCGCGAGCCAAAACGGTTTCTTGAAATAATCCAACGACTCCGACAACGGTTTGTTGCGGTACTGCCGGTCGAACGCGGTCGGGCCGAGGTCGGCCTTACGTTCGTCGAGTCGCTCCTGTGAAAACTGCACGGGCCACAGGGGGCCCGGGCCGCCGTCGACTGACCGCGTCGCGTCGAGGCGCACCGACGGCCAACCGGCCCGCTCGTAATGGTGCATATAGTCGTCGTCGTGCCATGCGGTGTCGAGTATCCAAACAAACCCGCCCTCGTGTACGCGGCCGATTATTTCGTCCTCAATCACCTCGCGTGCCCACTCGCGCAAGCCCTCGCTCCGCGTGTTCTTTTTGTCGAGCCCGTTGTCGATTATGACCCCGTGCAACCGCGAGCCCAAGATATCACCGTCGAGCCCGTACGCCGCGAGACTCGGGTCTTTTTCCCCGAGCGGTTTCTCGGCAACCGTGATCGCCGTACTCCCCCATTCCACCAGTGAGCCATCTTGCGGATTGCGGGCCGCCCGCAACTTCGGGTACACCTGTCGCAATTTGTGGTTACCGTCGATCTCGTTTTTGACCGAGCGCACGACCTTGCGGGCCTGCCGCGCTTTCGACGACACGTACGCGTACTGCCGGGTGCCGAACTTCCCGAGCAACCGGCACAACTTCATTTTAGCTTGCGTCGTCTTGCCGTGTTCAATGGGAAACCACACAACGCACCGTCGGTGCCTGTTTGTCATATCCCACCATAGAAGATGGTGCGGGGCCTGCACAATAGGCTCGCCTTGATGCGTGAAAACGTGCTCGGCGAAAGCACGATCGTCCCGCCTCGCCTCGACAACCCACGGGTCGGGGGTTGTCTCCTGCAACCGGGCGGCCGCGTATGCCGCCATGTGTGCAAGGTTACTCACCGTCGCCCGCGCCGCCGAGGTCAGCCAACCGGGCCACGATGCGCCCGCGCACCTCGGGGTCGCTTACTTCGGTGTCGATGATATCGACAAGGGAGTCGAGCAACCGGCGCACGTCGGTACCGAACTCGACTTGCGTGCGGTCGACGAACAACCGCAAGTGCTTGCCGAGTAGGCCGAGGGCTTGCGTGCTCGGCCCGAGCCCGACCGGCTTGCCGTCGGGGCCGATCGTCTGACCGAGTTCGGCGTTGCGCATCAAATTGCCCAACACGAACGCCGCGTCGAGCACCGCCTTGTCGGCCGCCCGGTCGGCGTACTCGTTGACCGCCGCCTTTATCTTGTCCTTTTTTAACAGACGCGAACCGGTCGCCGCGAGGGTGCCGTCGTTGCCCGTGTACCCCGCGAGGCGGGCCGACTCGGTGACCGTCTTACCCGAGGCGACGTTGCGAGCGAACTTGTCTTGCTGTGCTGTTATGCCGTTTTTCAATTTGCGCGGCAATTTCCTGTCGGCCATGGCCTACCCTTTCGCGTCGATTATAACGTGCGCGGCCGCCTCCCCGGGTATCCACCGGATACTGGCTACCACAGTACGCGGCGACAGATCACCACGTGCGGCCGCCTTGTCTCTTTCTCCCCGCCTGTACATCGCCTCGCGCTGGCCGAGCACCGCACGCACCCGCTCGCGGAAGGCGTCCCGGTCCTCGCCGGGGACCGCCGCCAGCTTGATATGGGCGAGACGCTCCGACCGGCGGCGGTCGATGTTCTTTTGCCAATCACCCGCGCCGGTTTTCTTTATGTCGGTTTTTCTTTTCCTTGGCATTACATCCTCCCGTTAAAGAGGGGTATCTCGATCATTGCGACGCCGAAGTCGTACGGTAATTGTTCAACCGTTACAAAAGCACCGGGCGTGCCGCCTGTCAACTTACCGAGCAACACCTGTTCCCCGACCCGAACCTGTGAATCGTTTTCTAACAGGCCCGCTTTTTCTAGCGCGTCGTGCACCGGTTTGATCCGGTTGTCAATGTCGAGCACGTGCGCCGTCGGCGGCACAAACACGATCGACACACGGACTTTTGTCGGCCGGGTACACTTGCACGCCGCGAACCCGGGCGCGGTCTTGATGGCACCGACGGCCGCCGAGTACCATGCTTTTGTGCGGCCGTCCATATAAACCCGTCGTTTCCCCGACCGGTACATACCGTTGACGCTCGGGGGCCAAGGGAGGGCCACCCGAAAAACCCGGTCCGATGTGTGCTTGTTGTCAGCCACTAGATGCCGCCTCTCGCTTTCAAAAGGTAACCGAAAATGCATTATCGGTTACTTTCTGGTTACTTTCGTTTTGTTGTCTTTAAACAACTTAGCGATTTTGATGGTTACTTTTCGGTTACCTTTTCAAAACACCAAGCTGTTTGTTTTCAACTTGTTACGCGCCTGCCTTGGTTACGCGGCTCGTAGTGTCGCGCCCCCCTAAAGGGGGCGCGTAAACGATCCCGCCGCCGGGGGGCGTTTTGACGGCACCCCGGCAACCCGGTTTCCTGTTCGGCCGGGGGTTCACTCGCCGCCCTTTTCGTCGGCCGCCGCTTGCGCGGGGGACACCACAGTTTTTGCTTTCAACGAACGCCCGTCGCCGGTCAGCCCGTCGCCGTCGCCGGTCACCACCAGCAACCCGGCGGCCACGAAATCCCGCAAGGCCCGCAAGGCCGACACCCGGTACGCCCTGCGGTCGGCCCCCGCGTCGACGCCGTCGAGCCTTACCCCGTCGTCGAACATACGCGAGGCGACGGCTCCAGCCGTCTCGGGGCCGCCTATGTCGTCGAGGATAGCGAGCACTTGCACCGCCGGGCCCGCCAAGGCCGGGCGCACGTCGTCGATCTCGGCAGGGGGGAACCCGTACCCAATGGCCACACCGGTTACAACCTCGTCGGGCGAGTTGCGCGGGGTGAACTCGTGCACCGTCGCCCCGAGGGTGACGGGTTTCGGCTTGTCGGCGTCCTTGAGTTTACCGCACGCGAGTTCAATGCGCCGGGCCCCCTTGAGCTTCGCCTTGTACACGAAGTCGGCCCCGGCTTCAATGGCCGAGCTCCCCCGCGACCCCTTGTTGGTGTCCTTTCCTACGTGGTGCACAACGAGGATACAAGCACCGGGGAAGGCCCGCACGAGCCGATCGAAAAACGCGGACGTCTCGCCCGCGTTGTTCTCGTCGCCGCCTGCAAAGTTCTTGTTCAAGGTGTCGATCACCACGAGGTCGACGGCGGGGGTGTGCACACCGGGTGCGGGTGCATGACTCCCGCACGCCCCCCACCCCGCGCCGTCGATTTTCTTTTGTATTTGTGCGAGCGCGGTATCGACTTGCGTATCGTCCATTATCTGCACCGCCGCCCGCGACAAGAGTATGTTGCCCGAGTCCTCGACGCCGTTTTCTATGCACCACGCCTCGGTGCGTTGGGCGAGCCCTCGCGTGCCCTCCCCGGCTATGACCACGACGTTACCCCGCCGGACCTCGTGCCCTTTCCACGGGGTGCCGGTCGCCACCGACAAGGCCCAATCAAGGGCGACCGTCGACTTGTATGTCGAGTGCGCCCCCGCGAGCAGACCGTACGCCCCGCGCTCAAGGTACCCGGTCACCAACCAATCGACCGGCCGGATAGATTCCCGCGCCTCTTCGCCGGTTACGAAAAGCTCGGGTTCCGGCTCGGGGAGTTCGTCGCTCGGCACGAGGTCGCCGTCGCGGCCCCGGTAAACCTTCTCCACGTTGTACCGCCACAACCACCCGTCGGACTTCTCGGCCATGTACTCGGCCACCCAAGGGGATTGCGACAACCACGTGTAGCAATCATCCGACGCGACGTTGCACCGAAGGCACTCGTGCACCATGGCGTATATTGTGCGACTCCTGTCGAGGTTGCCGTCGTGCTCGCGGGGGTACGCCAGCGCGAGATCGTCCTCGTCGCCGGTCATTAACAAGTGGTGCGCCGCCGCGCCAAACACGAGACGGGCCTCTTCGCTGTCGAGTGACACGGCGGTCGGCTCGGGCGGCGGGGTGCGGTCGTACGCCTGTTCGGGTTTCGCTTCGAGCCGATGGCGTTTCATGAACTCGCGCATCTTTTCCCGCGGCACCCGGGCCACCCGGCCACGCGCTTCGAAGAGTTCGCCGGTCAGGATTACGAAGCCCTTGGTGCTGAACACTTCGATTCGGTCGCCGGTGGTAAGCGACTTCATGTTGTTGCTCGTGTACGACTGAACGACGATATGCAACCCGGTGCCGCTTCGGCTTATCTCGGTATACGAGTCGAGCGTGTCGACGACGTCGCGGGCAAAGGGCGTCAACTTCCCGCTCGCCGCGTCGCGGCACCCGTCAAGGTCGACGATCACAAAACCGTCGTACTCGGTGACCGCGAACCCGAGCCCGTCGAGATGCCCGTTGCGCACCGCGTCGTCGGCGATATCGAAACTTGAATAATGTTCGGGGTTGCTGGTGCTCGCGTAGTGATAAGGCGGGTAGGCGGTGACCGGGCGTTTCTCGTTGTTGCGCGTGCCGAGCCATTGGTCGAGGGCTCGTAATGGTGTCGGAAGGTTGGTTACTTTCATGCGGTATGTCTCCCGTGTTTGTGGTGTGCAGTTGCCCCGCCCGGGTGTGACAGGAAAGGGCCGCTCGCATAATCGCATATCCCGGCGGGGTTTGCAACCCCCCACAAATTAATTTTATTTTTCTTTAAAAAGATGTTGACACTCGGTACGGGTTGTTGTAAATTCTAGGTGTGGTCGGGCACGGGGCCCGGCCGAAACAGGGAGCAAAGAAAATGCTGAACGCCGAACAGAACAAGACGTATCGCGCAATCGCTGAAACCTGCAACGTGTCCACCGCCCGCCGTTACGCCGACCGCAAGGCCATGGCTGAAATCAAGCACGTGCTGTATGCCGAGGACGTCGTCAAGATCGCCACGACGTACAAGTACGGTGACCTCGACTTGCTGTTCACGATCGGTACTTACTTGGCGAGCGTGGTCGGAAGGTCCCCCGCCGACTGGAGCGACGTTGAGCACATTGAGGCCGCGCTGGCCCTGTTTGCCCGCGACGGCCAGAACGGGCATAACCCGACGTTCGGTTTCGCCATCAAGCATGGTTCGGCTGTGCAGTCGTCGGTCGCCGGTCGCCTCAACGCCATCCGCGAGCGGTCGACGGCCACCCCGATTACTGACGGCGACGTTTGCATTATCGACGGTTGCGAGTTTCGCGCCGTCGTCGAGGGTAAAGGCATCAACGCCCGCCTGCGCTTCGAGTACATCTAACCCCGGCAACCCGGGCCCCCGCGCACAACGTGCGGGGGCCTGACCAAAACAGGGAGCAAAGAAAATGAATGACGCAAGATTGGCCCGCCAGTACAACGAAATCAACGCCGCCGTATTCGACCTCGCCCTCCCCCGCGCCTCGGAAATCCGCATCGAACGGTCGCGCCGCATGAAAAACATAAACGGCAACTGCCGTTGGTCCCTCACCCACGGCGGCACGCGCATCGAACATCGTATCGCCATCAACGACGACCTCGTCGGTGCGGCCCTGTCGCGTACCCTCCTGCACGAAATGGTCCACCTGTTCAACCACGTGAGCGGCGATCTGTACGAGTCGCACGGTCCGAAATTCCGCGCCGCGTATGTGAAGTACGCCCTCCGGTTCGACGCCGTGTTCACCGGGTGCGCGGTTCTCGACTACGCCACGAGCCAATGCCACAACTTGTACGCCGGGAAAACCGCGAAGAGGGTGCGGGTCGCGGTCGAGGTCAGAGACGGCAAGGTTGTCGCTATTGCCCCCAAATCAAAATGGGAACTCACGTGCTCGGCCGGGTGCGGGTTCGTCGGGTACCGCGATCGGCTGGCGGGTGTCACCAAGCGTGCGACCGAGCGCGACGGCGTCCGGCACGTGCGCCCCGATGGTAGTTACTGCACCTGTCGTCTCGTTGCGATCAAACTTCGGTAGTCCCGTGGCCGCCCCCGGTGCCGGGCGGGGGCGGCCGAAAAAAAGTTCTTGACCCGGTGAGCAAAACGCACTAACTTGGTAACGGCGACTCAAACAGGGAGACACTAAAATGTTCGATACACTCCAAGTTTTCCCCGCGATTATTACCGCGCTCGTGCTCTTGTTTTTCATATACGCGCTCGCCTCCGGCGTCGTCGAGGTGTGGTCGCTGTTCGGCCGCGACCGTTGCAACTGGCTCGGTCTTGTGTGTCTGTCGGCCGCCAGTGTCGCCGGGATTTTCCTCATCGCTTGGTCAATCGTGCGGGTGGTCGAGCTTGCTCTCGGGGGTCTGTTGTGGTAACCCTCTACCCCTACCAGCAAACCGGCGTCGAGTTTCTCCGCAAGCACCGACGCGCTATTCTCGGCGATGAGATGGGGCTCGGCAAAACGGCGCAAGTCCTGACCGCGTTGCCGACCGGGCGCACGGTTACCTCTTTGGCGACCGGGCGCAAGGTTGTGCTCGGTCCGAACCCGCGCACGGTTGTCGTGTGTCCCGCCAGCGTGCGCCACGTGTGGGCGAACGAGGCGGCCCTGTGGCGGCCCGACCTTACGGTCGACGTCGTCGAGACGGGCAAGCACGCCCCCACCTCGGCCGACCTGACCGTAATCAGTTACGACCTTTTCGGCCGGGTCCGGTTGCCCCGGCCCGCGACTATCGTATGTGACGAGGCTCATTATCTCCAATCAAGAAACTCGCGGCGCACGGCCGCCGTTTACTTCGGTGCGGGCGAGGCCCAAGCACGGTCGGCAATCCGTTTGTGGTTGCTGACCGGCACCCCGTTGTGGTCTCGCCCGCGCTCCCTGTTCCCCTTGCTCCACCTCTGCGCCGGGACAACCCTCGGGAGGTATACAAATTACCACAGGTACGCCGTGCAATTTTGCGCTGGTGCTACAGTCCGACGGCCCCGGCGCGGGGGTTTTAAAAATGTGTTTGACGACACCGGCGCGTCGAACCTCGAAGAGTTGCGCGAGCTTCTCGGCCCGTACTTGTTGCGGCGACTCAAGGCCGATGTGCTTGACGAGCTCCCGGGCAAGACGCGCCAGTTTATTCCTATCAACTCGAAGTTGAGCAAGGCCGAGAGGGAGCTTGACGCACTCGACTTCGATTCACTCGGCGACAACGGATTGCCGCCGGGCCCGATAGCAACCGCCGTAAAGGAGACGGCGTTGCTCAAAGTCGGGAGCGTTGCCGCCCACGTGCGCGACGTACTTGCGAACGAGGACAAGGTTGTCGTGTTCGCTTGGAACCGTGCCGTTATGGACGCCCTTGAGACGGCGTTGCACGACGAGTACGGCGTTGCGCGGATCGACGGTAGCACTCCCGCGAAGTCCCGACCGGCCACCATCCGTTCTTTTCAGGAGAACACAAGCGCGAGTGCTAATCGACCGCGTGTTTTCCTCGGCCAAACGGTGGCGGCCGGTACGGGTATCACTCTCACGGCGGCCCGGGTCGTCGTGTTCGCACAACCGGATTGGACCCCGGCCAACCTGTTACAAGCCGAGGACCGGGTGCACCGTATCGGGCAACCCGACAACGTGCTCGTGCACTACCTCGTTACCCGGGGGTCGATCGAAGAAACCATGTTGTCAAAAGTACGCGACAAGCTCGACACCTCGGGCGAGGTGTTAGGGGAGGAAAGGCGATGATGAAACACGCGAAGTACCCGCCAAGTTCAGCGCACCGGTGGCTCAAGTGCACCGCCTCGCCGGGCATGGAAAAAGGGAAAGACTCAAACCCGACCCCCGCGAGCGCGGCCGGTACCTTTTACCATGCTGTCGCCGACGAGGTACTCGGCTCTCTGCTCTCGACCGGGGAGACGCGGCCCGACCCCGCCGACGTCGACGGACTTGTCGGGGAATACTTCGACATCGTGCACGACGATCCCGGTTCGTATATGGGGGGCCGCGACATCGACCTCGCGGTCGAGCACGCCGACCGCGACACGTGCGTCGACTTTGTTTCCCCGTACGTAGTCGCCGCGCTCGGGCTCGTTAAGGACGCCGACAACGCCCGTTCAGAGGGCAAGGTGTACCCGCTCCCCGGGCTCGACAAGGTGTTGTTCGGCACCGTCGATTTCCACGCGGTCGAGGACGGCGTCGTGCACGTTGTCGACCTCAAGACGGGACGCCACCCCGTGTCGCCGGACTGGAACCCACAACTCATGCTGTACGCCCTCGGGGTGTTGCAGGAGTACGACGTACGCGCACGCGAGGTGCGGTTGTATATCCATCAAGGCGGGGAGCTCAAAGGGCCGTGGTCGTGCGACCCCGGCGACCTCGTCGACTTTTCCGTCGAGGTGTCGCGGGCAATCAAGTCGTCAATGATCGGCGGGCAGTTCGCCGCCGGTGATCATTGCCGGTGGTGTGGCGGCCGTACCGAATGCAGTGCGTACGCCGACCGGGCGCGGGTCCTCGCGGCCGAAGAGTTCGACGTGCCCGTAACGGGCGGGGAGATCGACACCGCCGCGGTACAGGCCACCCTCGAAAACATGGCGGGGGAGCAACTCGCGGACCTGTACGACAAGTTCGCGTTGGTTTCCTCAATGATGGACACGGTCCACGAAGTCGCCACCCGCCGGGCGTACGAAGAGGGACTCACTGTTCCCGGGTACAAGCTCGTGCGGGGAGTGAAACATAAGACTTGGACCGACGGCGCCAAGGTCGCCGAGGTGCTCGGCGAGGGCGCGTACAAGAAACAATTGTTGACTCCGGCGCAAGCTATCAAGGCTTTCGGCGAGGACGACGTTGCCGGGTTGTGGCACGTACCCGAGGGCGACCTCAAACTCGTGCCGGTTGCCGACAAGGGAACGCCGGTTGCACCGGCCGCCCTTGCCGAGTTCGATAAAACGGAAGAAACCGAAAGGACCGAAAAATGAAAAACCTGATAACCCCGAAATTCCGCGCCTCGTTCGCCCACCTGACCAAACCTCGTGCGATCTCCGAGGGTTCGCCCCCTAAGTACAGCGTAACGGTGGTCCTCGATATGTCGGACAAAGACCACGCCGCTTTTCTCGACGTATTGCGCGAGTCCGCGCTGGCCGTCGCCCGGGAAAAGTTCGGGGCCAAGCTCCCGAAGAAACTTCGGATGCCGTTCAAGGATGGCGACGAAGAGGACCGCCCCGAGTGGCAGGGGTGCGTTGTGTTCGGGGCGAGTGCGAGCGAGGATTTCCCGCCCGACATTATCGGCCCCGACCGCCAGCCGATCCTCGACAACGCCGAGGTCTATTCGGGTATGTACTGCCGGTGTTCGCTCCGGCCGTACGCTTGGAGTCACCCGACCGGCGGGCAGGGGGTGAGCTTCGGACTCGGCAACGTGCAGAAGCTGGCCGACGGCGAACCGTTTAGTGGTGGCGTCAAGGCCGCCGACGAGTTCGCCGAGTGGACGGACGAGTAAACGGGTGCCGGTAGTTGCCTAGCGCACAACGGCACCCCGGCCCCCCGCGTTTCCCTGTTACGCGGGGGGCCACCAACAACGAACCCCGGGAGTTTGAACCATGAAAAGATTTCACATTGCCATTAACACTCAACCCCGCGCCGACCGCAACGGCCCGCTCGTGGCGTATGACGACGCCGAGCGATACGTGCGCGACGCCTACCGGCAGGGGTTCCTCGACGGGCACGACGCCGCGGCCGACGGCCTGCCCGGGCCCGAGGCACGCGCCGCTGTGGAAACTCGCGCCAACAAGTACATGAAAAACGAGCACGACGTTGCCTTGCCGACCGACGGCGACACGGCCGACGCCGAACCCGAGACGCCCCCCACCGGCGGCGGCCGGGTCGTCGGGTTGAACGGGAAGTCGCTGTCATGATGCCGCCGGTTAGCTTCGACTTTGAAACCCGGTCACCGGTGAAACTCCCAAAGGCCGGGCCCCGCCGGTACGCCGAAGAGGCCGAAGTTATTTGCATGGCGTACGCCGCCGGCGACGACGAGCCTTCCCTGTGGATACCCGGCGACCCTTTCCCCGCCGAGCTCGCCGAGGCCACCACATTGCACGCGTGGAATGCCGGGTTCGAGCGGGCGATATGGGAGGGCACGTGCACCCGGTTGTATGGGTGGCCCGCCTGCCCGCCGCCGCTGGCTTTCGTCGACACCCAAGCACGCGCCGCGCTGGCCGGGTTGCCCTTGGCCCTCGGGATGTGCGCGGTCGCTCTCGGGTTGCCTTCTGAATATCTCAAAGACGCCCGGGGGAAGTACCTCATACAACGGTTATGCGCCCCGGGTAAGGACGGTAGGTACAATAACGACCCCGATTTGTTGGTCGAGATGTACGACTATTGCGTGCAAGACGTCGTCGCCGAGCGCAAGATAGCGTCGGCCCTGCCGCCGTTGCCCTACCGCGAGCACCGCATTTGGGCTCTCACTGAAACCATAAACGAACAGGGGGTGCCAATCGACCGGGCGGCGGTCGGCGGCGCGGTGACCTATGCCGACCGCGCTATCGAACAGATAAACGCCCGGGTGGACAAGGTGACCGACGGCGCGGTTGCCGCCGTCAGTCAGGTTGCCCGGTTGCGCGGCTGGCTCAACTCGCGGGGGGTCGAGGTCGACAACTTGCGGGCGGCGACGATCGACGCCCTATTGGCCGAGCCCGACGCGGTTGCCGACGACGTCGCCGAGGTGTTGGCGGCCCGTCGGGCGGCCGGGCTCGCGAGTATAAAAAAGTTTCACGCGGCCGCGGCCCGGGTGTGCACCGACGGCCGGGTAAAGGACACCCTCCGGTACCATGGGGCGGGCACCGGCCGGTGGTCGAGCGTTGGGTTGCAAGTGCAGAACATCAAACGGCCGAGCATAACCCCGGGCGACGCCGCCCGACTGCTCGACCAACTGGCCGCCCGCCACGCAATGCCCGGCCGGTCTTTTGTCGACGGGCTGGCCGTGCTCTCGGATTGCGTGCGGGGTCTGATAAAGGCCGAGCCCGGGCACGTGCTCGCCGCGAGCGACTACTCACAAATCGAACTGCGGGTGCTCTTGTGGCTCGCGCAAGACGACGACAACCTCGACGAACTGCGGCAAGGGCTCGACCCATACCGGACGATGGCGGCCACGATCTACACCACCGAGTACGACAAGGTTAAAACCACCGAGCGACAGGTAGCAAAGTCGGCGGTGCTCGGTTGCGGGTATGGGCTCGGCCCGGTCACCTTCGGCGAGACGTACGCCAAGGGCATGGGGATTGACTTGACGCCCGAAGAGTCCGAGTTGATTGTCGGCGCGTACCGCACCAAGTACCACGGGGTCGTATCGTTCTGGTATGACCTCAACGATACCGTGTTCAAGGCGATACGTTTCCCGGGCGAAACATTCTTGTGCCGCCGGTTGCCCGTGCGGGTGTACAAAAACCGGCGTTGGCTTGAAATCTTGTTGCCGAGCGGGCGGCCGCTCCGGTACTTCCGGCCACGCATTGAGCCCGACGTTGAAAAACCATGGGGGCGGTCGGACGAAATCCAGTTCGAAGGCACCGACACTTATACCCGGCGGTGGGGGGTGACCTCGACGTACGGGGGTAAACTCGTGGAGAACGTAACGCAAGGGTTAGCTCGGGATATCATGGCCGCCGGTATGTTGCGTGCGGCCGACGCCGGGTTGTCGCCCATTATGACGGTACACGACGAGGTCGTATGTCACCCCGAGACGGGCGACCCCGCCGCCGCGCTGGCCGAGCTCAACGCGTGCTTGTTGAAACTCCCAGCATGGGCGGCCGGGTTACCTTTGGATGTCGAGGGCTGGACGGGTCAACGATACCGAAAGTAGGTTGCACGATGTACGAGATTCTCACCGTCGATACTTGGTTAGAACGTCAAGAGGCGGGGCGGTGTATTGCTCAAGCGTTGCGCCTGCTGGACGCCCGGCAACCGGTGTTGCGTGAATTGCGCACCACCAGTTTCGGGTGGACGGATCGCGTGCACGCGGGGGCCGAAGTGTACGCCGTCGTTTTTCCCCCCGACGAGGGCCCGCGGGGTTTTGAACTTCACGTGATCCGCACTCATAGCCGGACGTCATTCGCGGCCCCCCGCGACCCCGACGCTATTCGACTTCTCAACGCCTTGGGGGACGAGCTTTGTTATTCCCACCGGGTACGACAGCAAAGGATTGAAACATGGCCCAAACAAACCCCCGCCCGAAAAATGATAACGTGGTTGCGCGGTTGGTGGAGCGCGTTGGTTCGTGTGTTGAGGTCGCCGCCGCGCTAGGCGTGCACCGCACCACCGTGCGCCGGTGGGAACGCGGCGAGAACCGGATACCGTACGCCGTCGCCCGACTCGCGGCCCTCCTGTTAGCCGATATCGACGGGCCCCCGGGGGCCCGTCGCCCGTAACCCCGGGTTTTATCGCGGGTTTATGGGGGTAAAAATTTTTTAAAATAAATTGTTGACAGGAGGTACGGGTTACCTTATATTCAAGGTGTGGTCGGGCACGGGGCCCGGCCGAAACAGGGAGCAAAGAAAATGCTGAACTTTGAAAACATCGACGACCGCGCCGCCACCATCGCCGAAAGTGAAAACGAATGGACCCGCTATGCTGGCGGGTGTGACCCCTCGGTGGCGTGGCTCTTGAGCGACCGCGACGTCTGGTACGCCAACCCCTTCTACACCGGGGCCCCGGTTCCTCACCCCGAAGCCGACTACGACTACGACTACGACAACGACGACGTGTGCTAAAAAGTCCAACCCCGCCGGGGTGCACACCCGCACCCCGGCACCACGAACGAAACAGGGAACAAAAACGAAAGGCCGAAACAATGTTTACCACGAGCACAAAAAACCACGCCGACGTTAAGGACGTCCGAAACTTCCGACGTATGTTCACGACCCGCGCCCGGCGCGACCCGAGCTTCAAGAACATAACCGAAGCCCGCGACGCCGCCCGGGCCCGCCTCACCTCGGAAGGCATGGAGGACGGTTCGCGGTCTGTCACGGTGACCCGGGGTACCGAGTTGCCGACGGCGAGCAGGGAAGAGTTCGTTATCGTGCGGGCCTTCTCGGGGGTTACCATCGTTGCCACCATCGCCCGCACGACTGACCGATATGGACGGGCCACCAAATCGGCCCGCTATTTCGTGCGGTCGGTGCGGTTTCTCGACCGGGAGTACAAGGGCGGCCTCGGTAGCGAAGAAAGCGACAGCTTGTGGACTACACAATTCACCCACGAAGAGTTCCGTTGCGCCTCCCGGTACGAGCAGAACGTAAACCGGGGCTACCCCGGCGGGTTTTTCATGGCCGAGCGCGGCGCGGATTCGGTGCTCGGCCGCCGGGTGTCGGCGTCGGCCATTTACGACCGCGCCACCGAGGCGTGCCTGTCGTGCCTCGGGGGGTACTTAGAGTTGTTAAAGACCGACGCCGACAGCGAGTTCGTGGTCGACGAGCGCGACGGCGAGGCCACTCTGGCCGACTTCGCTACCTCCCTCGGTGTTGACGATATGACCGCTAAATCGTGGGCCGTCGCCTGTGGTCTTGTCGGCGAGACTCGCCCTTGCAAGACGTTCAAGGTTGAGACGTACACCCGGCCTCTGTACTCGCACCGCGAGGCCGGGACCGGCGACCCGGCGGTGTCGTCGGTGTCGACGAAAACCAAAGGGAGTGCGCTGGTGATTCTGGACAACGAGACGGCGGTGTACTTCGACGTTAGCCAAGAGTTCGTACGGGGGGCCGACGGGAATATCGTAGTCGAGACGTATAACGATACGGTTACGGTCGGCGCACTCGACACCGCGTGGATTGAAACCCACGGGTTCGACGGTTCCTTGGCTTTCGACCTCGTGTTCGCCGAGGTCGAGGACTCGAACGGGGTCACCTCGTGGACCGCGTCGCTTCCCTACGACGGGAACGCCGTGCATTTCGCCCGCGCCCTCAAGGCCATAAACGCGGTGCAGGAGGTTCTCGGCGAGTAAAACAAAACGGGCCCCCGCGTACACTTCGCGGGGGCCCCGGTGAAAAAAGTTTTAAAAAGTTGTTGACATAGGATACGGGTTGTTGTATATTCTAGGTGTGGTCGGGCACGGGGCCCGACCGAAACAGGGA